TCTCAGCCTTCACGCGCCTTAAGCGGGGCAATCATGGCCGCCACGGTCACTGGCAGTTCGTCGTGACCAATATTTCCAAGCGCACGGCTCATGAATAGCGCTCGCTGTCTATCTACCTCGATGGCTTCAGCTTCTGCGTGACGGTTTCTATTTGCATCATCAAAGATTGAGAAGCGCATTCCTCTGAGCTGGTCGTACTGTTCAAACGAAAGCTCTGCACGATCCATTCTGTCAGCCAATTCAGCCAAGTCTTGCCACAACTCAATCAGCAACCGGTCGTTCGGGAAATAGTTGCGCGCCACAAGAACCATTTGCTTGTTGGCCTCAGAGATGGATAGCTTCTTCTCCTTCACCATGCGTCCAATGGTTTCCGACTGGCCGTCGAATCCTTGCTGTCTCCAGTTAATTTGTTGCTGAGGATGTTGCTGGGCACAACCCACAAGCAATGCGGCTGATAGCAATAAAACAAGTCTCATCCTCTTCTCCTGTATTTCCTGTGCTCCACCATGGTCCCAACAATGCGGATGGGAGTCACATCAGACCGCATCGACGGATAGTCTTCATTGAGCGGCACCAGCTCGAACACCACGTCACCACGCTCATTCACGCCGCGCGGCCGGTACTTCTTGAAGGTCGCTTCCTCTTCGCCGTTCTTGGCGACAACGTAGTCGCCGGGTTGCGGGGAGGTGGATGGGTCGATGATGACGCGATCGCCCGGCTTGAACTCGGGCAACATGGAGTCGCCCTTGATTTCAAGCGCGAAGGCGCTACTCGACAGCTCCAGATCGGTCAGCAGGAACTCATCGGCATCGCCTGGTTGGTAGTTGTCCACCACGTCGGTCCATGCGCCGGCCTGGACGTAGCTGATGAGCGGGATGGACCTACCGCCAACGGGTGCGGGCGCGACGTTTGAAGCGCCGGCAATGGACATCGCGCCTGCGCCAGTCTCCAGCCACGAGGCAGAGCAGCCAATGATGCGTTGAGCCAGCACAAGCCCCTGCTTCGAGATGCCACGCAGCTCCCAGTTGTGCAGCGTTTGGGATGACGAGCCCAGCGCACGCGCGAGCGCCGCTTGGCCGGTGATGCCTTTGAGGTCTTTGGCTGCCTGGTAGAGCCGTTGCATCTGGGGGTTCATGGCGACATTCTCTCAGAAACTAAACAGTTTGTTTTATACAGGATGTTGACATCTGTGTAAACATCGTGTTTAATGTGGGGCATGAACAACGTTAGCAACCCCACATTGGAGTCGGACCGCCAGCTCATCCAGGACCTCGGCGGACCTACCCAGCTCGCAAAGCGCTTGGGCTTCCAAAAGCCAGGAAGCGTGCAGCGAGTCCAGAACTGGATCGTCCGGGGCATCCCCCCCGCAGTGAAGCTCGCGCATCCGGACCTCTTCCTCACAACGATCAAGCGCAAGCGCTCAGGCGCATCGCCAGCCAAGGAGTAAGGCATGGCAGGCGACTGGATCAAGATGCGCGCGGACCTGTTCACGCACCCGAAGGTTGTCCGCATTGCGTCCGCACTGAAAGCGGACACGCTCCGGACGGTGGGCGGACTGATGTCCGTTTGGTGTCTGTTCGATGCCCACTCCGAGGACGGAAAGCTCGACGGGTACAGCCCCGAAGTTCTGGACGCACACCTGCGCTGGGACGGGTTCGCTGACGCCATGATCGCAGTCGGCTGGCTTGAGCACGACACGGTGCACGGCCTTGCCCTGCCTCGTTTTGACACTCACAACGGTCAGTCTGCGAAGCGTCGCGCGCAGGATGCCGATCGCAAGCGAGAAGTCCGCAAATCGTCCGCATCTGATGCGGACAAAACGCGGACCAGAGAAGAGAAGAGAAGAGAAGAGATAACACCCACTACTGACGTAGTGGGTGAGAGCGCGCTGAAGCCGCGCCCCGCCCGCAAGTGTCCCGAGGGTTTCGAGGTCACGCCTGCCATGCAGGACTGGGCAACGATCAACGCGCCGCTGGTCAACCTTGACCAGGCCACGGCCACCTTCCGCGATCACACCTTCAAGACCGCCATCGCCGACTGGGCTGGTGCATGGCGCAACTGGATGCGCCGCGAGCAGAAATACATCGACAGACCGCAAGCCAAGCGCAGGCCGGCAAACCCTGAGCTTCGCCGAGCGTGACGAAAAAACCCGCCGAAAGCGCTGGGAGGAGATGACCGGGCGCAAGTGGCCGGAAGGTGGCGAGGTCATTGACGTGGCCGCCGTGAACAGCGAAATCCAGGAGTTTCTGCAATGAGCCTGCCAATGAATGCCATTGACCGCCTGTTCGAGCGCCTAGCGGCCACCTACGGCGCAGCCTGGACACGCCAATGGGCCGATGTCCCGATGAACGACGTGAAGAGCTCGTGGGCACATGAGTTGGAAGGCTTTGCTGGACAGCTTGAGGCTCTGGCCTGGGCATTGGAGAACCTGCCGGAGCGCTGCCCCAACATCATCGAGTTTCGCAACCTCTGCCGGCGCGCGCCAGCCCCCAGTGTCCCCAAGCTACCCGAGCCAAAGGCTGATCCCGAGCGGGTCAAGGCAGAAGTAGCCAAGCTCAGGCCGATAAGCGTACTACTCGCCCAGGGCGGCCGAGACATGAAGGAGTGGGCCAAGGTCATCGTTGCTCGCGAGAAAGCCGGAGACAAAGTACCCCAGGTCTCCCTGCGGTTCGCCCGCGAGGCTCTTGACATCAAGGTGGGTACTTGACGTGCGAGTCAACCAAGTCATCTGCCGCACTCGATTTGCCTGGGGGATTCGAGCGCAAGCTCAAATTCCTTGTCAAGGTGGCCATAACGCTGGGCTGGAAGGCCTACTCTGGCACCGGGCCAAGGAGCTGGATGCCGACACTTGTTGGAATTTTGCAGGGATACACCTGGGCCCTACAAAGGCCAGGCAACAGCAGACAGGTGTCCTTGATTTAACAGAGGCGAAACAATGACCGAACCCATCAAGAAAAAACGCCAAGGCCGCTGGAAAGCCGGAGAGAGCGGAAATCCGAAGGGGCGCCCTACAGGCACAGGCAAGGTGGCACAGGTGCGCGCATCCATCGCTGAGCATATTCCCGAGTTGCTCCAAGCCCTCGTGGCCAAAGCCATCCATGGGGACGTGGGGGCGGCTCGCCTGCTACTGGAACGGACCATCGCGCCATTGCGTGCCATCGAACCAGCGCAGGCATTGAGCCTGCCAAACGGAACCCTGACGGATCAGGGACGGGCCGTGTTGACAGCGGTCGCTGCCGGCGAGCTGACTCCCAGTCAGGGCGCATCACTACTAGGGGCAATCGGCACGCTGGCTCGTGTGGCTGAAATTGACGAACTGATTACCCGCATCGAAGCACTGGAAGCCACGCACACAAACCGAGAGGGGTTGCATGGGTAATAACCTGAGAAAACTTGAAATGCGCCTGCTGGCACTCGAGCGAAACCGCACGAGTAGTCGACCCACTTGCGGCGTGGTGACGTTTGGGCGGCATGAGACGGCAGACGAAGCCATTGAGCGAGCCAGGCTCGCAGGGATGACTGGTTCTATTTTGGTGGTCCCAGAACCCATGACCGAAGAGGAGTGGGTAGCCATGATGAAAGATGCGATCATTCAAGACAGCCAAAAAAATAACCTATGAAAGGGACTCTCATGAACAAAAAGGCGCGACCCGAGGCCGTCGGCAATGAGAAGTATTCGTCCATCTGGGAGAGTACCCCCCATTGGACTTATGCCAGGCGGGACCGATACCCCTGCGGCACTGGGCTCGGCGAATACTGCGACCCTGGGAGCGTCAGGGACACTTTTCAGGGCCGACTGCACGGCTTTCTCAATCGCATCAAGCGACTGCTTCCTTTTCGCTGAAGCACCGTCGCTGAACTTTCCTCGACAGGTGCGGCATGAGTGGCTGGCGGAGAGAAATGGGCCTGCCTGCGAAGCTGGTACGGCCTAATAAATAAGACCCTGTTGGCCATACCGAATCACACCACCGGCACCTCATCCCATGCCGTCGTGTAGTTCGGTGACTTGCGCTCCTGGCGCATCTCCCAGTCCCTGAACGCCCCCTGCGTGGACACTTTGACCGTACCCCGCCCAAAGCGCTGGTTGAGGGTGTCCAGCGCCAGCATCAGCTTG